GGCACCCCTACTCCCTGCCTGTGCAGCGTCATCCCCGGTGCCGCTCTGCCGCTCGACGTCGGCACCTGCGACGACGGGAACGGGATCGCCTATGTCCGGCTGGTCACCACCTATCCGTCGGTGGAGGTGGGGGTCTCCGACATCACGCCCGGCAACTGCGACAAGGGCCTGGGCTTCGATATCGAGCTGGGCCTGTTTCGCTGCTTCCCGATGGATCCGGAGCCGTCACCTGCCGACGTGCTACTGGAGGCCGCCACGCTCCAGTTGGCCGACCTGGACACGATGCGCAAGGCGCTGGGCTGTTGTGACTGGCTGCCCCGCTCGGACTTCGTGATCGGCCAGTACCAGCCGTTCGGTCCAGACGGCGGTGTAGTGGGTGGCTTCCTCCCTCTGTCTGGCTGGATGCCCTGATGGCCGATGTCGTCAAGGTCATCGTCATCGACGAGGGGCTCTACGTCGGCAACGGCCTGGTGAACCGGTGGCTGAAAGGCATCGGCTACTCGATGTACGGCCACGTCTTCGAGCGTGCCCCCACCCGGTCTGGACAGTTGAAGACTGGGATCAGGCTGGACTTCGGCCGGGACGGGCTGCGGATCCTGAACGCGGTCGTGGAGTCCACCGCTCCTCACACTCAGTACGTGATCGGCGGAACCGTGGGCAACGGGGTCGGCTACATCTATTCCCACCGTGGCTTCGCGAACCGGGCCACGGTGGGCCGGATGCTGTCCGGGGAGTTCGTCAAGGATCCGCCGGTGGGGCTGTGGCTGATCCTGTCCGACGCCCGGGGTGGGCGGCATCTGCGGGTGCATGGTCAGCGGGCCAACAACTTCCTGGCCAAGGGCTACAACGACACCGCCAAGACTCACCGTGCGCTGCGCCCGATCCACCGGGGTCTCTTCGGGGCATGACAGTTACCTAGGTAACTGTCCGACCCCCACGACACGCGGGGAGTGTCGCGCCCGACTCCAGGTTCCCTATGCTCTGAGCATCGAGAAAGGAGAACTCTGTCGTGGAGTTCGACACCGCAGTAGCAAGAGTCGCAGCCGAGGATGCTGAAGAGGAAGTCTCCTACCCCTTCACCATCGTCGAGCGCGACGAGAACAACAAGGTCATCCGGAAGGTGGAGTGCCACGCCTACCAGCCTGAAGACGGCAACATCCTGATGCTGATGGCAGACGTGATGAGCCGCCGGTCCGGCCTGGCCCAGCAGGTCGCCGGGTTCGTGGACTTCCTCACCGACGTGCTCGACAAGCCCTCCAAGGACTACGTGGTCGGCCGCCTGATGGACCGCACTGACCCGTTCGGGATCGAGGACATCCAGAACATCGCCAGCTACCTGATGGAGCAGTGGTCCGGCCGCCCTACCCAGCAGCCCTCCGACTTTTTGCCCTCGCAAAAGACCGGTGGGCAGAGATCGACGCGGCGTACATCCAAGTCGACCTCCTCCGCCTCCCGGCGGACCGCTTCCTGAACTGCATCTACACGTTCCACATCCAGTACCTGACGCCCGAGAAGAGAGAGGAGTTCGACGCGATGCTGAACTCCCCTCTCGAAGGTGCAGGTACCACTGCTCCTGCTCCGTTCACCGACGAGCAGGCAGAGGCTGACTTCATGGCGGCGTACAGCGCCCAGGCAGGTGCCTGATGCCGCTGCGTGGAGAGTCCGTCGGCACCGCCTACGTGCGGGTGCTGGCGGACGCCTCCGGGTTCCCGAGGTCTCTGAAGAAGGAGATGGACGACGCTGATGCCGTCTTCGACGACGCCGGGTCGGTAGGGGCCAAGCGCTACAAGAAGGCGTTCGACGAGGAGATGCAGTCCCACACCGGGCGCACCCTCGACGACGCCCTCTCCGACGCGCTAGCCAAGGACGACTTCGCAGAGAAGTTCTTCAAGAGCGACAACTGGCGCAAGTTCGAGACCAACGTCAAGGCCCGGTTCGGTGGTCTCGGCCAGAAGGCTGCTGACCAGATCCGTGAGGACTTCACCAAGCGCGGTTCGCTCGACGGCATCGAGACCAGGATCCGTGGGATCGTCAGCCAGATCAACAACGACATCTCGTCGAACCTGGGAGAGAACAGCCGCAGCGATCACGCCTTCACCCGGGTGGCTCAGAACATCGACTCCATTTCCGACAAGGTGGCTCGGGCGTTCGGCAAGGGCAGCCGGAACGACTTCATCAACTTCACCGGCTCCTTCATCGGAGGGGCGCTGAGGATGGTCGGAGTCATCCCCCGGATCATCGGCAACGTCCAGGAGCTGAAGGACGGCTTCGACGACGCCCGCAAGACCGGTGAGGGGTTCTGGTCATCGGCACAACAGGGCCTGGAAACGATGGCCAAGGATGCCGAGGGCGCGTCCACCTCCTTCTCCAAGGTGGCCGAGCTGGGGCCGGGGGCACTGCTCGCGCTCGGTGCCGCACTGCTCGCCCTGATCGGGGTTCTCGGCCCGGTCGCGGCCCTGATCTCCGGCATCGGTGGCGCAGTGATCGCGCTGGCCGGGTCTCTGGCGTTCGCCGTGGTCGGGGTGATCGCTCCGCTGGTGGGGCTGGTCGCACCGCTGGTGCTGATCCTCGGGGCGGCAGTGGCGGGCATCATCGCGATGTCGACCCACACCAAGAACCTGGCGAAGATCATCACTCCGGTCATCGACACCTTCAAGGAACTCGGCAAGTCGGTGGAGGAAGGGTTCCTCCAGACCTTCGACCTGAAGAAGGGCATTCAGGGCGTCCTCGATGTGATGCGCCAGTTCCATCCGCTCTTCGAGTCCATCGGTGAGGAGTTCGGAAAGCTCGCCACTGGCATCTCCAAGCTCGGTGAGAACGCCGCCTTCAAGCGGTTCGTCCGCGTCATGACCGACTTCGCGCCAGTAGTGCTACACCGCCTGCTGATCGCGATCGGCAACGTCGGCAGTGCGTTCACCTCGATCTTCATCGACACCATCCCTGACGCCCGCGACTTCCTGAAGTGGCTGGACAAGATCACCAACGACTTCAAGGAGTGGGTGAATACCAATCCGGACAAGATCCGTGGCTTCCTCGACGATGCCAAGGACTCGGCGAAGGCTGTCGGTGGCTTCCTGGCGGCTGCGATCCGGCTACTCGGCACCCTGCTCTCCAGCGGGAAGAGCACCGGCGACGACCTGTTCACATCGCTGGCCAAGAACACCGATAAGTTCAACCAGTTCCTGAAGGACAACCCCGACGCACTGAAGAACTTCTTCGACAACGCCAAGACCGTGGCCCAGGACCTGGGCGACATCGCCGTCGACCTGGGTCGGATCTTCGATGCCCTCGATTCACCCGAAGCCCGTCAGGCCCTCGGCTTCATCCTCGGCTTCATCAAGGTGCTGATCGACTTCGGCGACCTCATCGTGGAGCAGTTCAACATCCCACTGAAGCTGGCGTCCAAGCAGATCGAGACCATCGGCAAGGTCGCGCACTCGATCCAGAACGGACTGAAGAGAGCCAAGGACGCGATCGGTGACTTCTTCAACGGCCTGTCCCTGGGTGGTGGAGGCCGGGGCGGGTCGGTGCTGGCGATCAGGCCTCCGAACCTGAGCTGGATCCCGAACGCCGCCCGCAAGATCAGCAGCTTCTTCAGCGGCATCACCCACGCCGCCAACATCGTCGACTTCTCCTCGCTACGGAACAAGGTCGGCAACCTGGTCAGTGACATCGGCCGGTTCTTCGCCAGCATCCCCGGCAAGCTCCAGAACCTGACCAGTGGGTTCGGGGCTGCGGCCCGGAACTGGGTGGCTACGGTGAAGGCGATCATCTCCGACCTGCCCGGCGACATCGTGGACATGTTCCGTGGTCTGGCCGGGCGGATTGTGGACGCGATCGGCACCATCGTGCCTCACGTCCACCTGCCCAACACGCCACTACCCGGGCCACTGGCACTCGGTGGTCTCGTCAACGGTGCCCAGCTCCGGCTGGTCGGTGAAGCCGGGCCGGAGGCCGTGGTTCCACTGACCGGCCCACTGAACCAGGTCGACCCGTCGGTGCGCTGGCTGGCTGCGCTGGCCCGGGGTCAGGTGCCGGTCGGTGCCGGGTCCGCCGGTGGCGGTGCAGTCGGCGGGCCGAGTAAGACGATCAACAACGAGTTCCACATCACCACCACCACCACCGACACCCTCGGGGTGGCGCGGGAGATGGTCAACCAGATGGTGGCGTCGAGCTACTAGGAGAGGAGGGGCCATGGCCTGGCAGGGATACATCCAGTACGCAGGGAACGAGATCATCAACGTCTCCCGGACCGAGACCTACGCGACCAACGCCGGGCTCGACTGGTTCAAGCCGTTGTTCAAGAACGACTCTCTCCCGCCGATGCTGGGGGAGACCTATGTGTCCCCGGCAGTCGACAACGCTCCCTGGACCGACCCTGACGCCGCCGAGTCCTACGGCTTCTACGGAGTCTTCCCGCTCGACATCCAAGGCATCGAGGACTCGTCGCGCTCCTCGACGGTCACCGAGTCCATCGGCAACGGTGGCAACCCGGGCCGCCTGCGTCACGGCACCAAGACGGTGGTGTTCAACACCGTGCTGATCGGTGAGGACGATGCCGCCGTGGACTACGGGTTCCGCTGGTTGAAGCAGTCGCTGCTCAGTGGGCCGTGCGGCCAGGACTCCAACAGTGACTGCTCCGGTGACGACCTGTGCTATCTGACCTCGGAGCCGATGGTCGATCTGTTCTCCGACCAGGTGGTGGTCACCAACGATGGCACCGTGGCCACCACGCTAGACGTGGACGGCGGCGGGGCTGCGGGTGGTGGCGGGACCGTCTACGACGGCGGGAGTGCCAGCGACGAGGGTGTGGTTACCACCGATCTCGACGGCGGCGGCGCACTCGGCCCGACCTCCACGAATCCGGTGGCGACCACGGTGTCTATCGACCCCACCGACTGCCTGGAGGCGCTGACCCGCAGCCTGCGGAAGGTGGTGTTCAACTCCGGTCCGACCGTCACCTCCAAGCGCACTCTCTCCACCGGTGGCGAGGCGTGGACGGTGCAGTTCACGGCAGTGGCCGGGAAGCCGTGGGAGTACGGCCCCGAGGTGGAGGTCATCGAAGGCTTCCTGGATCCGGCGGTCACGATCCCCTGGGCCGGTGGCGTACAGCCCGAGGGTGGAGTCATCGACCTGGACGGCCACATCTACGTCGACACCCACTGCGCTACTCCGGTCTTCACTCCCCTTCAGGACCCCAACTGTCCGGCGATCGTTCCCCCGCCGCTCCCTCCCTCGATCGGCCTGGGCTGCTACACGCCACCGGCGAACTGGCGGCGTCGACAGATCACGATCCCGAAGAGCTACATCCCGCTGTGGGGCGAGGTGGTGCCGAAGTTCTCGGTGCACGCCCGGCACGCCGACTTGCGCAACCTGCGGCTGCGGTTCTACGCCGACGTGAACGGGGACGGCGACATCTCCGATGACCCGTGCGCGTTCTGTGGTGACATCGTGGTCAGCTACGTGCCGCACGGCTCGACCCTGGTCTTCGACGCAGCACTGGAGCAGGTGTACGCCGTCGACTCCAGCCAGCGTCAGCGCCGGGCCGACCTGGTGGTGTTCTCCACCGACGGCACCCCCTTCGACTGGCCGGTGCTGACCTGCGGGATGGGCTACATCGTCACCCTCGACCTGCCGCAGACCTCATCCGGTGGCGGAGTGGGCAGTGGACCCGCGCCGGTCTTCGATCTGTCCCTGTTCAACCGGGTGGCCTGATGCCCACTCAGTCCTTCACCTCCCAGAGCGGGTGGCAGAAGTTCAGCGTGCCGAAGGGCGTCGACCGGGTGACGGTCGACCTGAAGGGCGCGGGTTCTGGCACGGCCAAGGGCGGCCGGGTCCGTGGTCAGATCAGGGTCAAGGACAGCGACGTGCTCTACCTGCTGGTGGGCGAGGCCGGGAAGGCCCCGTCAGGACGCCAGGGAGGGGCACCAACGGTCGGCGGAGGTGGCGGTGGGGGTGACGGCTCATCGAACCGTGACGGAGGTCGTAGCGGCGGCGGAGCGGCTGCGATCCGGCTGAACTCCCGTGACGGGACCCTGAAGGCTGTCGCGGGTGGGGCCGGTGGCAAGTCTGGCGATGAAGGTGCGAGCGGTGATGGCGGTGGTCCCACCGGTCAGCACGGCTCCCTGAGCAGTGGGCTAGGTCAGGTCGGCAACGCAACCGGCGGCACCCAGACCCAGGGCGGTAACGGCGGCGTCTCCTCTGCGGCACCAGGGCTGGCCGGTGGCGACGCGCCGAACTCGGGCCTGGCCCGTGGTGGCCGGGGCGGGCAGCTCGCCAGTCAGGACACCCACGGAGGTGGCGGTGGGGGTGGCGGATACCGAGCCGGTGGTGGTGGTGCGGCGGCGCTGATCGGCGTCAGCGCTGGTGGCGGTGGTGGTGGGGGCTCGAACTTCACCGGCGGCCTGTTCACCGGCGTCTCCTCCGAGCAGGGAGGAGGAGGGACCGGCGACGCGACCATCGTCATCAGTTGGATCGGACCGCCCCCGGCCGACCAGCCGCCCCAGGCTCCCTCGGACGTCAAGGTCGACGGCAAGTCCGAGTCGTCCGGGATGGGCACCAAGTCCACCGGCAAGGTGGAGATCTCGGCGCTGGTCCGCGACCCCACCTCGAAGACCATCGACCCGGTGCACACCGGGGACCCGGCCACCCAGAAGCACAGCAAGGCCCGGCTGGTGGTCCGCTACTCCGCGCACTCCAACTTCGCCAACGCATCGCAGGTGAAGTCGGACTTCGTGGAGTACGGCAAGCGGGCCACGGTCAACCTGACCGGGCTGGCGCAGAGCACCCACTACTACGCCCGGCTGTTCGCCGAGGATCCGCAGGGCAAGCGGTCAGAGAACTACAACTCCGTCAACTTCTGGACCAATCGCAACCCGGTCGAGCCGAAGCTCCAAGCCCCCGGCAACAACGGGATCATCCTGGTCACCGACACAACCGTCTTCGACTGGTCGCATCAGGACCCCGACCCGGACGATGGTCAGTCGGCGTTCGAGATCAGATGGCGTCGGGCTCAATCAGGCGACCGGCTGGCAGGCAACTGGGTCACCCACCAGCAGACCACCTCCTTCGACAACTACTCGGTCGACCCAGGCGTGTTCAAGGCCGGTGACTACTACGACTGGACGGTCCGAACCCGGGACGAGCAGAAGGCATGGGGTCCATTCGCGATCCCCCGCTCCTTCTACGTGCTCGGCACCGCGATCCCCCCCATCCTGCGGTCCCCGATCAACAACACCGGTCTCGATGTCTCGGTGCCGGTTGTCCTGAAGTGGAAGTTCCGCGACCCCTCTCAGAACACCGCGCAGGTGAAGGCCGACTACCGGTTCCGGGTAGTCGGTGAGAACGACTGGGTGACCGTGTTCGGCGACGCCACCACACCCGGTGCGGAGCAGACCTGGACGATCCCGATCGACACCTTCACACCGGGGGTGCGCTACGAGTGGCAGATGCGGACCTACACCTCGGCTCCGCTTCCCTCGGACTGGTCGGACTCGGAGACCTTCTGGGCGCACGGTGGCCTGGGCTCTCTGGCTGCCGCCGAGACGTTCGACTTCATCGAGGACCAGGGCACGCTGGGATGCGGGGACAACCGTGCCTTCATCTACGACCGAGGCGGGCGGGTACTCCGGGGCGAGGTGACCCCGCTGACGAACCTGACCTGGACCCGCCAGCGCGATGACATCGGCACTGCCTCGATCACCACCAACGGGTTCGGTGACGACTGCGGCGACCTGCTCCGTACCGTGCACACCTGGATCCACGAACTGGTGATCTTCCGGGACGGGGTGCGGGTGTTCGAGGGACCGATCACTCTGATCGAAGACTCGACAGACGGCTTCACCATCCAGGCCAAGGATGTGATGGGCTACGTCTACCGGCGGATCATGCGCCAGGGCTACAACGACTCCTACCACGAGGTCAACGGCGTGGTGGAGGGACTGCTCACGGTGGTGGAGCGAGCCGGGCTGATCCTGGCCGACGCCCTGTCCCGCAACGACCCGAACGTCCTGCCCTACGTCTCCCTGCTCACCTACGACGACGACGCCCGGGAGTCCCGCGTGGTGCCCGACTTCGGCAAGACCGCCTGGGAGGAGATCGACGACATGGCCGCCAATGCCGGTCTCGACTACTCGGTGATCGGTCGCCGGATCATCCTCAACGACACCCACCGTCCGGTCGGACGGCTGCCCGAGTTCCGCTCCGACTTCTTCAGTGACGCCCCGAAGATCACCGAGTACGGGATGCTGCTGGCTGACTTCTACGCGGTCACCAACAACGCCGGACTGTGGGGTGCGGTGGAGCGCACGGGTTCGCCGTACGGTGGGATCGAGATGCTGGTCTCCTCGTTCGGTGAGAACGGTGCCGGTGCCGCCGAGGTGATGACCAAGGCCAAGCAGGACTCGGTGCGGAAGGTCCTGGTCGAGCAGGCCAAGCGCGGAATCGCCTCCCGCTACCCTGCTCCCTACATCGTGCGGGTTCCGGACAACTCGATGCTGATGCCGGAGGTTCCGATCGGGATCAACCAGTTGGTACCGGGTGTCTGGATCCCACTGCGCGCTCAGGGAACGCTGATCGAGATCAGTCAGTGGCAGAAGCTGGACCAGGTGACCGTCACTCAGACCAACGGCCAGGAGCAGGTGCGAGTCACGATGAGCCCAGCCCCGAACCAGGGACAGGACCCTGACGCCGACGCCGAGGCAGAGGAGGCGGCCTCATGAAGGACGGAACCGGACGCCCGGTCGTGGACTTCGCCGACTGGATGCGGAACCAAGAACGGAGGGCTACCGCACAGGAGCGCCGTCCGTCGATCAACACCGCTGCCGACCTGCTCGGCCCCGGCCTCGGCCCGCAGGCGGTGTTCATCTCCGACTGGAACGGAGATGAGACCGCCTTCAACGGGATCTTCTACTCCGACGTGGGAGCCCAGAACTCACCCGACTCAGCCCGCCGGTGGATGGGAATGTCGATGGTCGACGCCAACGGCAACGGCTACCAGCGGATCGTGGAGTACAACTCCGATGACCCCGAGCTGTTCGCCGCCTGGCCAGGTGTGGTCTACTCTCGCGCCTTCTCCTCCACTGACGGGGTGACCAGGACCTACTCGGTGTGGCGGTTCGAGAGCGGTGCTGTCGAGGCGTTCATCTCGGGTCTGACCAACATCACGACCACTACTCCAACCCAGGTGATCGCGACCAATCTGGATGTTGCCTCGACCGACCAGCGGTGGGTCGCCAATCTCACCCTCGACATCACCCACAACAGCAACGGTACCCAGTCCATGACCGCCACGATCCTGGCCGACGGGGTGACGGAGAAGTCGGTGGTGTGGCACGCGCAAGGCGTGAACAACGCCCGCATCCCAGTGTGCATGACGACCCTGATCTCCGGTGTCGCCCCCGGGGTGAGGACCTTCGAGGTCCAGTGCTCCCTGTCTGGGACCCTGGACAGCTACCAGATTCACACCGGTAGCTCGTTGCTCCTGCACCGGATCGTGTGACGGATGCCCTACGCTGACCCCAAGCAGGACGGCCAGGCAGTGTTACCTAGGTAACTATCGCCCGGAGCCCAGACGGTGAGAACCCGGACAGGAGCAGAGCATGGGTAAGCGTTGCGGATGCGCCAGTGAGGACTGCTCCTGCACCATCACCTCGGGGACCGGGATCGATATCACCGGCACGGGATCACGAACCAACCCCTACGTGGTCAGCTCGACCCAGCAGCTCGACTTCGTGGTGGCCGACTCGGCCTCGGTCGACCTGACGCTCACTGGTGCCGGAACTCCGGAAGACCCGACGGTCCTGACGGCGGTGGCCACCCTCACCATCCCCTCGGTCTCGATCACCACGTTCAACGCTTCCGGAACCTGGAACCGGCCGTCCGGTAAGTCCATCGCGCGAGTCACCTGCATCGGTGGCGGTGGCGGCGCAGGAGGTGGGCGACGTGGAGCGACCCTGACGAACCGCTACGGCGGTGGCGGTGGCGGAGGTGGGGGGTTCTCGGTACAGGACTTCTACATCACCGACCTCCCTGCGAGCGTCACGGTCACAGTGGGAGCGGGTGGCACCGGCGGGGTGGCCGCTACCACCAACGACACCAACGGCGGCAACGGTGGCAACGGCCAGGACACGTCCTTCGGGTCCTTCCTGCTCGCGAGCGGCGGCCAGGCCGGAGGGGGTGGAACCAACTCGACCTCCACCTCATTCGGCGGCAACGGTGGAACGGGCATCTGGAGCGGACAGAACGGTGTAGGCGATATCGACGCCCAGCCTCCGGTGCGGACACCCGCATGTGGTGGCGGCTCGGCAGGTGGCTACCTCGACAACACCAACGCCGGAGCCAACGGCGTCGCCGCCGGGGGTAACGCCACCTACGGACTGGCTGGTGGTACCGGTGGCCTGACCGGAGCGTCCGGAGGACCGGGGAACGCCGGGCTCGGCTACTGCGGTGGCACCGGCGGTGGCGGTGGCGGCTTCGGCACCTCGACTGCTGCTGGCTCCGGCGGAGCGGGTGCTCGTGGTGGTGGGGGCGGGGGCGGGGGCGCGTCCCTGAACGGTTTCAACTCTGGTGCCGGTGGCGCTGGGGGTGGCGGTTACTGCTCGGTCGCGGTCTGGTGAGGATGGGTCATGGCTAGGTGCTGCGGAGGTTCCAACGGTGTCCTGATCCAGGCTGCCGACCACATCACGATCGTCGGCACCGGGTCTGCCCAAGATCCGTATGTGATCGCGGGCGACGTCGACCTGGAGGTCAGCGACAACACCACCTTCAACCTCACCCTCGGCGGGGCAGGGACAGCGGCATCACCGTGGACTCTCTCGGTGGGCTTCGCTTCCACGGCGAAGCTAGACGACCTGCCGGACGTCAACGCGCCTGCGCCTACCAACGCCCAGGTGCTCGGCTGGGACTCGGCCACCAGCAAGTGGACCGCCCGTGCGCCCACGACCGCCGCGTCCGGGTCGGTCGTCCACGACACCTCGCTGACCGGTGATGGCTCCGGTGGCACTCCGTTGGCAGTGGCCGAAGACCCGGCAGGGTTCCTGGACACCGGTGCCAGTGGGATCAAGCTGACCGACGAGGGCAAGCAATCCCTGGTCCGCCGGTACGGCAACGACGCGGCCAGGTCTGCGGACCCGCTGGCACCGGACCTGAACTCGGTCACGATGCTGGACGACAACCCCGGACAGATGGACTACTGGAACGGGGTCGACTGGTTCCCGGTCACCAACGGCGTGAACCGTGACTTCGGCACGGAGATGCTGGCACTGTCCGGTTCCTACGTGACCGACTCCCCGATCACGATCATCACCCGGCTGGTCACCACCGTTACTGGTGCGGACGGATCGTTCGACGTGCTGACGAGTACGGACCTGGCCGGTGCGGCAGGGGTGCTGACCTGTCATTTCCAGGAGACCGGAGCGGTGCCCTACAAGGCGATGATCTTCGGTCTCATCGACCACATCGGCGCGGTGGCCTACCGGCTGGACGATGGCACCGCCTACGCCAGCCAGTCCATCACCGGCGTGGTCACGGCCTACATCTACTAGGAGGAGAAGCTATGACACTGGTACAGGCAGGAGAGCAGTTGATCCGAGAGGTCAAGGCCCTGGACTCGAAGGCCGAGGTGACGGTCCTCGACGAGGTGGACGGGCTGGGTTTCCATCGTGACGTCAGGCTGAACGCCGACGCGGTGCGTGCTCTCGGTGACGACGTGATCGAGGCGCTCTCATCCGACCCTCGGATCGCGGAGACCGTGCGGTCCAACAAGGGGCTGCGGGTGACGTTCGTGCCGGGCGTGGAGGCAGATCAGGCGACGTCGTTCGGTCTGGCCGAGGCTGTCTCCTCCTAGTCACCACAGCCCCTCCTCCTTGGTCTCCCGGCCCTCGGTGTTGAGCCGCTGGGCCGCTCCGTCGTAGAGCACCTGCCAGATCTTCTTGTCCTCGGCGGTGACGTTCGGGTTGTCGAGCATCCGCCTGGCGTGGTCGCGCTCCTCGGTCAGGGAGGGAGCGCGGCGGCGCAGGCTGGCCAAGGCTCGGGCCACGTTCGCCAGATGAGCATGGCACTGGTCTTCGGCCTGCCACTTGTGCACGAACCGGTTCACCCCCGAGGTCCACCCGCAGCCGCACTGCCCGTAGAACCTGCCGTGCTTGTCCTCGACGGGCACCGGCTTGTGTTGCTTGGCCATCAGCCCACCTCCCTCATGATCCGGGTAGCAGCCTCGTCGGAGAGTCCGGAGAACATGGCCATCCCCTGCACCTTCACGAACGACCCACACAGTAGGCCGGTTATGGCGGTGGCCCGCTCATTCTGCTCGGCGTCCTGGAAGGGGTAGTGGACGGTGGCGATCAGATCGTTGTCCCGGTTGAGCACCACCGACACCAGCGCGGACTGCTCGCGCTTCTTCAGTTCGTCGATGGGGTCCACGTCGTAGATGAACAGCTCCATCAGCCCTTCAACCGGGACCAGCAGCGTGCTGTTCACAGATCCTCCTCGGTGTAACGGTCGGTCGGGATGCCCTGGGACTCGGCGTAGTCGGCACAGTGGGTGGCACCGTGCGAGCCGTGGATGCCGCGCTTCGGGCAGGTGGGTTTGATGCAGCGCATGATGAACGCCACGCACCGGTCGGCACCGAGGTCCACCATGTACTTGTTCCTGGCGAACCCTGCACGCTTGCCCTGTCTCCAGTCGGCGGGGTGGGTTTCCGGCTCGTGGGCGAACACACTCTTGGCCCACTCCTCGGCCAGTCGGTCGGCACCCTGACGGCAGTGGCCGCTGACCACGACCAGGCCATCGCGGATGTACTCCTCCGGCCGGGCGTGGATCAGGCTCTCGGCCACTCTCTCCAGCGCCGCCTCCAGGAACATGGTGTCAGTCCAGTTCCGGGAGCCGGTGACGAGCAACCTCATGACACCGCGTTCACGAGAGCGCGGAGACGGACGCACCGGCCCAACCCGTACCGGTTGGCGTGCCAGGCACAGGCGGGCCAGTAGCCGCCGTCCTCGGTGCGGTCGTCCACGACTGCCACCGGTGGCTTCCCGCAGGCGTCCTGCACTCCGTCGCGGACGACGAGGCCGTGACACTCGTCGGCGGTGGTGAGGGTGCGGCGGAGGTCCGCCCAGTTGTGGTCTGTCACTTCTTCCCCCGGTGGGCGGCGCACAGTCTGGGCATGGGCGCGATCAGGTGGCGGATCCCGAACTTGGTCGAGTTCTTGGTCAGCTCCGGGTTGCACACCGGGCAGTTCGGATCCTTGCGATGCTTGCTCATGGTGTCCTCTCTCTCAGTCGTCGATGTACCACACATCAGGCAAGTACTTCCTGCCGTCGACGTCTACTCCACAGAACGCACACTCGGCGTCCTGCACGGTCCACACCTCGTGACCCACGGCCGGGCAGTCGTGCATCCAGCCGGGGGTGTTGTCCTCGGACTCGCGGTCCTGACGGATCCCCATCACTTCACCTTCCGCAGGTCGATCTTGTCGTAGGCCCTGCGTCTCGACTCGGGCACGATGGTCTCGTTGATGTGGAGGTGCCGGAGCGCGAACCTCTCCCCTTCGATCAGGGCGAACCCCTCCATCCCGGAGAGCGCTGGCTTGGCCTGGTCCTTCAGTCGCTCCCCGATCCGCACCAGGTCCTTGCCCTCCTCGTACTGGGCGATGGCGGCGAGGATCTGCTCGTCGGTGATGAGCCCGGCCACGTCGGTGTCGAACGCCCGGCAGGTCCCGAAGAAGCCACAGGTCGCGGCGCACACCTCACGGGGTGGCTCCTTCCTGGCCTCACTGTCGTGGGTGAAGGCGTAGATGACTTCCTCCAGCCACTCGACCATCTCCGCGATCACCTCCGGGTCGTAGTCCTCGATCCGGACCAGCACCCGCTTGTCGTCCCCGGCTCGGTCGATCCACACGTTGCCGACCTTCACCTCGTCCAGGGGAACGTCGAACAGTCCAGCATCGTGCGCGGCCAGCGCGTAGCCGTGCCGCTGGAACTTCTTCTGCCGGTCGGTGAACCCGGTCCGCTCGGCCAGGGACAGACCCCTGCTGGTCTTCCCGTCGAGCACCAGTCCGGAGGGCAGCACGATGTCTGGGTGGCCGGGGATCTGGTAGGTGTGGGTGGGCGAGCGCAGGGTGAGTAGGACGGGTGGCTGGATCAGAGCCTCCCGGTAGGCGTACTCCTTGACCGCCTTCTCCAGGTGGTCACCGATGGCGGTGCCGGGGAACGCGGTCAGGTAGTCGGTGTCCTCGGGGTTGTCCTGGGCGAGCATCCGTCTGGTGCGCTCCGAGCAGTAGCCGATGTCGGAGACGCCGACCTGCCAGCGCTTGGCCTGGAGGCTGCGCTCGTCGCCGGTGGAGTAGGACTGGATGGCGGCGTAGATGGCATCGGCTACCTCTACCTCCATCTGCTCATGTCGGGTCATCGGCCACCTTCACGATCTGCATGATCCGGGTCTCCCAGACTCGGATGATCTGAAGGTCGCCACCGTTCACCTGCTGGTACTCACGACAGGTCTGCTCGTCGGCACCGAACCCCGTTGGATGATCGCCGCTGTTGTCCTGAACCCACCAGGTCTCGATGACCTTGGTCGTGGGCTCGTAGTTCTGGACGATGGTCTCGCTCACGTCACTCCCTCCGCTCTGGGGAACTTGATGACCTGCGCGTCCTCCTCGATGGGGGCCAGGACGATGGTCAGCTCGTCGTCGTCGACCACCTCGTCGGCTTCGCCGAGGAACTCCCCGGTGTTGCACATGTCCTCGTCGAGTTGTGCCTGATGGTTGGTCAGCACATGACTGAGGTCGGTGTCCTCGGTGAAGTCGAGCGCCCATCGCTGGACTCGGCGAACCAGGAACGAGCGCTCGAAGATGTGGCGGGTCATGGTGTCCTCTCTCTGAGTAGCAGGACCTCCCGGTGGAGGCTCGCGATCTCGACCAGCAGGTGTTCGATGTGGAACATAGCGTCGTCGATGATGGCGTCCCGCAGGTCGACGTCGGAGTCGACGCCGTACTCGTTCAGGGTGCCTGCCAGGTCGGCGGCGATTCGACGGCGGTAGTCGGCCGCCCTCTCCTCGGTCATCATCGCGGCGACACCTCGGGAGCTGACGGCTGGTCGCCCTCATCGTGCTCGACGGGTTCGTTCTCACTCGCCCCCAGAGAGGAGGCGAGTGCCGCCTTCTGCTCGTCGGTCGGCTCCGGCTCGGGACGCCCGTTCACCAGCACCCGACCCACCACGTCAGCCCTACTGCCGTTGTCGTAGAGGGAGAGGCCGAACTGGGTGCCGAGGTTGATCGCGCACCGCTTCAGCGCATCGGAGGCGGCTTGCTTCAGGGCGTTGTCGTGGGCGTCGCCCTTCGCTGCGGAATCCGCCCGGACGGTGGCCGATCCGACCGCACCTTCGGAGTAGCTGGCGAGTTCCTCACCGTTCCGATCCTTGATGGTGAGCCGGACCCGCGCCCGCCACACCACCTCCAGCATCTCGGTGGCGTTGTTCTGGCCGCCCATGTACGGGAAGTCACCGACGTGCTCCTCGGTCTCGACCACCGAGTCAAAGCCGCCGAACCCGAACACCCGGATCAGGCATCGCTTCACGTCCCACGCTTCGAGGTAGGAGAGAGTCTTGCCGGACTGCTGGCGGGTGGCGACCCGCGCCCCGGAGAGGGGCCGGAGAAGGGCGTCGACCTGACCCTTGGTGAGATGGGGCGTCGGCCATGCCAACGTCTGCACGGTCGACTCGGGGTGTGCTTCGCCTGGTTCGTCAGGCATGTGGTTGCTCCTTGTCTGGGGGAGTGTTACCTAGGTAACTGTGCCGGTCTGCACCGACACGGTGGGGTCCTTTCTCACTCCTATTCTACTAGAAACGCTAAGATACGCGACATGGCCACGAAGATTCTCGACCTGTCCGAAGCGCCCGAAGACACCCTTGAACGCCTGCTCTGGCTCAGTGGTGTGGCCGAGGAAGCGAAGGCCGAACTGCGTGCGGAGTACCGCCGGGTCTACTTCCAGGCCCGGCTCGAACAACGCATCGACGCAGCGATCGACCTCCGTCTGCACTCGGCCTCCCACATCCTGCGGATGACCCGTCAGGAGAACGAGTCACGCGGACGAGCGGTCCGCTGGGGCGACGGCCACTGACTCTTGCCGCCACTCCATCAGCATCGCCACCGTGTCGGCGGTGGTGCCGTCGAGGACCGGAGGGAAGATGAACTTCCCGACGTTGGTCCACCGGCCCGAGCCGTTCCGGCACTTCACCTTCACGGCCTCACGGTGTGGCCCGATCGCCACCGGGACGATCAGGATCTGAATCTCGTCGGACTTCATAGCCCGGCGCAGCTCCTCCATCACGTCGTGCGCGGACTGTGCGTTCACGCTCGCATCGCCTCCCTCATCAGGTCCAGCCGCGCCTTCAGGTCGTCCCGCTCGGTGGTCGCCTTCGCCAGGTCTGCGGTCAGCCGGGCGATCTTCCGCTCCAGCATGGCGGTGTCCCCCAGGTCCACACCGGTGGCCTCGGAGATCATCCGAACCGCCTTGCGGATCTTGCGGGTACGAGCAGCCTTCACCTGAGCACTGCTGCCATCCACCACCTTGGGAGTGGTCTTGGCCTGGTTGGTGGGAGGAGTGACCCTCTCGGTCTTGATCTCGAACGCGGGCAGTCGAGCGTCGCCCTTCTTGACGCCCTTCGCGCTGCCACTCAGCTCCTCGGGGGTCATGGTGTGTGCACGCTGGTGAGCAGCGTGCAACTGGCTGCCCTTGTAGGAGTAGTCACAGGACTTGCAGCGCCACTCACCGCCACCGATCTTGACCCACCAGTTGCTGGGCTCTCCCGAGCTGCCGATGTAGTGCTGCTCGAACCCGGCAGGAGGCTGCGTGCCAGGCGAGGTTGCTGTCTCCTGGGCTGCGAGAGCAGGCGTGGGTACCCCAGCCACCGAAGCCGTAGCGGGCTCTGAGGGGCGATCTGCGGCCTTCAGTCTCCGGACCTTGGACGGGTCGTTGAACCGGGCGGCCAGCATCTCGGCCTGCTTGTTCACCAGCGCCGGAGCCACATACTTCTGACACCACTTCTCCAGCCACTCCAGCGTCTGGACTGCACCTCGGGATGCCGACACCTTGTGTCGCGCTCCCCGCTCACTCGGGTCGTACTCCCCCAGCGGGTACAGCAGGACGTGCACCCCGTCGGACTGGATCCGGTACCGGATCCCATATGTGTTGATGAGGTCGGTCACCATTCGGGAGACCGAGCGGTCGAACTTCCGGAGATCCCGGATGTCGATCTTTGTCTCTTCGAGGCCGTGCCTCTTCT